CGTCGCCCAACCCCAGTTAGCCGAGATGGAGATGGTCGCCCGTCCGTAGTCGGCATACCAGTCGATGTCGTAGAGGCGGCGAACCGACGAATACGGCACCGACTCGCCGGCCACCGTGCGGCCGTTCAACGGCTCGAGCTGGTACGCCGCGGCGGCCACCAGTGAGCCGTTCTCCGTGATCGACGCGACCGACACGCAGTCGTCGATCGGCAGGATCGGCGTCCCATTCGGGACGAACACACGCGACGTCGCCGACCCGGTGGCGAGTTCGACGCGTCGGCCGAGCTCGTTGTCGAGCCACTGCGTCGCCGCGTCGATCGCGTCTTCGATCCACTCGTCATCGTCCGTCTGGATCTCGTTGCGAGTCCACGCCTTGAACGCCTCGGGCTGAAGGTAACGGGTCGCCATCAGGCGTCCCTGCGGGGACGACCGGGGCCACGCTTCACCGGCTCCACGGCCACATCGAACGGCTCGAACAGGTGCGGGGCAGCGACGACCAGCGGATGGTCAACGGCCAGGTCGGCGCCCTTGACGTAGGTGCCCGACGCGTGGTGGACGGTTTCGGTCAGGACGGGCATCAACGCTCCTCATGCTTCAGTCGGAACGGGCCAGACGGCACCGCCAGCAGCACCGCCCGATCAACGACCAACGACACCCGATCGGCGTCGCTCTCGTTGCGGACCTCGTGCCAGTCGAAGTGGCGCACCTGGAACGGCACGCCCACCTCGTGGGTCACCGCTTCGTCGCCGTGGAACAGGGCGCCGTCGGCGGTGAACGGGATTTGCCAGCGCTCGCAGTACGGGCCGGCGTCGATGTGGGGCAGCACATAACCACCCGGTTCGATGCGTGACAACCACGCAGCGCGAACAGGGGTGAATTGCGCCAACACATCTGCGAACTCGGGCACCTCGAGGTGCCCGCCAACAACGATGCCCACCTGGCGGTAGCCGTGGTGTGCGCCGGTATCGGCGATGTTGGAGGCCGCCGACCATCGCTGAGCGGCGGCCTCCAACAGTGAGCAGATGTCCTCGGGGGACACCTTCACGTCATCAGGTGACGTTGAGCAGGCTGATCGCCTCGGGCACGACGACCTCGCCACCCGTCCGCCAGAAGGCGAAGAAACCGGCCTGGCCGGTCGGGCGACGGTTGGAGCCGAGCACGAGGTTGTCGTAGTACACCTCGACGCCGACGCGGTCGACGATGACGTACGCCTGCTGCCAGTCGCCGTAGGCGAGCACGTAGTTGTCGGCGAGCGCCGTGATCGACCCATCCATGTCGGACGTCTCGTAGATCGGCTGGCCGAGCAGGTTCGCCGGAGCGGCGGCCGCGAGCTGCGCCCACAGGCTGGAACCGCCGCCGGTGTCGAACTGGCGGATGCGGTTCATGATGCTGACGTTCGCCATCCACGCCGACCGCGAGTTGCGGAAGCGGGGGGCGAGGCCGGCCTGGGTGCTGTACACGTCGGCCACGGCGAAGGTGTCGGTCGTGGCCGAAGCGACGAGCGAGCCTGCGGCGACCTTGCCGGTGATGAAGCCCTGCGGGGCGCTGGAGCCGTTGCCGGTGGTGAAGGCGGTGCCCTCGAGCCGGTCCTTCGCGTCAGCGATCAGCGTCTGCACCTGCGAGGCGAAGCCGCTGTCGGCCAGCACCTCGTACGAGCCGAACAGGTACGCCGCACCCTTGAAGGTGGGGATCGCGGGCTGAGCGAACGTCGGCGACGCGTCGGCAGCTTCCGAGCCTTCACCCAGCCACTCAGCCGTGACGCCGGCCGAGGTGACGCCACGCCACTCGTTGGCACCGGCGATCGTCTCGACGCGAGCCGCCTGGCGAACCGGGTTGTTGACGCCGGAGTTGGTGAGCATCACCGACGGGTCGAGGATGTACGGCACCATGGCGCCACCGTTGGCGGTGGTGAGGGACATCGCGGCACGCTGGAGGAGCGGACCGAAGCTGCGGCCCTGCGTGGCGACGAAAGTCTCGAACTCCGCCTGGTACTCCGGCGACCCGGTGGTCAGGATGTACTCGGCGATCTTCGGGGTGTGCTTCGTGCTGCGCTCGAGCAGCTTCGTGGTGGCGTCGCGCTGCTCGTCGCTGTAGCTGCGCTCGTGGTTGCGCTCGACGGCGGTGATCGCACGCTCGACGATGTCGCGGTTGCTGGTCGAACGACCGGCGCCCTCGATGTCGTAGAGGTCACGGTCGGCCGACCGCTTGAGCACGGTCGGAGCGTGGTCGCGCTGGTCGCCCGACACCTTCTCGAACCGCTCGCTCGTGTTGATCGCGTTGAGACGGGCGGCGCGCTCGTCGATCTTGGCGATGTCGGCGTCGATCTGCTCGGCGCGAGCGAGGTCAGCCTCGAACGCGTCGACGGTGTCGGCGGGGATGTTGTCGGGGTCGATGTCTGCGAGACGGGCGCGGATGGCCTCTGCCTCGGAGACGAGTTCTGCACGAATCATCGTGAGGTCTCCTTCTTGGAAAGAACAGCGGCGAGTGCTCGCCGCTGTGAGGGGGTGAGTGCCACGGCGTGCCCGGGGTCGGGCGGGGCTGCGGATTCGCTGGTGCTGTTGCCGGGGGCGGTTGCGAGCACCGAAGCGAGGAGGTCGCCGAGACGTGCGCGCAGGGCGTCGTCGTCGGCGAGAAGGTGGACGATCTCGTCGTCGCTGAGGGAACGGAACTCCGACCGGACAGCAACGATCGCTGCGTCGGAGTAGGCGGGGAACGGCGTCGGGCCGTACTCGATCATCGCGATCTCGGTCCGCTCCTTGATCGCCAGCCCGGATTCGTGCTTGCCGGCGGAACGGGAGGCGAGGAACTTGCCGGAGAACGACATGCCACGCAGCGCGCCGGAATTGGCGAGCTCGACGACCTCGTCGCCGAGCTCAGTGTTCGCGACCTCGGTCGCCGTGAACAGGCCACGGCCGTCGGCGCGCACCTCTACCGGGACACCGATCGGCATCGAGTAGCGGTCGGACGAATCGCCGTGGATGGTGCGGCCGTGGTTGAACAGCACCTGAAAATTGGTGCCACGCTGGCCGATGGTGCGATCGAACGCCGTCGGGGCGAGCCGCTCCATGTAGTGGCCGTCGCGATCGCGGATCTCCTGGTCGCGGTTGAACACCGCGGCGTACGCCTCGAGGCGGCGGCCGGTGGCGGTTGACCGCACCTGCATGTCGTCCAAGGGCGCGTAACGCTGGAAGTCGAACAAGGGGATACCTCCTCCCGGTGTGACCGGGGGGTCAGCGAGCAGCGAGAACCGCGGCAAAGATCAGGAAGAACTCGTCGTCGTCATCGAAGACGGGCGCCGGTGTGAGCAGCGGTTGACGTTGCATGAAACCGCCGCCACCACCGCCAGGTGTCGGCGCGGGCGGCTCGCCGCCGACGTTCAGCGACCAGTCGACAAGCTCCCAGCCGTTGGCGAGCTGCCACAGGTCGGCAGCCACCGGCTACTCCGAGTAGCCGACGAAAGCCACCGTCGAGGTGACAGTGAGCGTGTTCGACGCGACGGTGCCAACAGGGCGCACGATCCACTGCACATACACGCCAGGCGGCACGACGAGCGGCGCCTGACCGAAGTCGATGTTGCCGCCCTCGCGGGAGTCGCCGATTGCGCTCGTTGCGATGAACGGGACGGTGTCGACCACGATGCCTCGAGCGGCGACCGCGGCGGCAGCCTCCGTGGCGTTCGTTGCCGACGTGGTCGAACCGACACCGATGATGTAGTGAAGGATGACCGAGTTCGTCGATGCAGCGGCCGACGCAACCGTCCTACCCCACCTCACACCCGTGATGTAGAGCGTCTTACCTGGCAGCGTTGCCGTACCGGCAGGGTTCAGATACGAGAACACCGGGTAGTCGGCTGCGCTTGTCAGCGTCGAGATCGCAGGGCTGACCCAAATACCGCCGAGGCTGTTCGTCGCCGGGGCGCTGGTCGCCGTCCACGTACCCGCAGCCGAGGCGGTTGCGCTGGTCGGCCAGCCGGCCGGGGAAGCGCCGCGGGTCGTCGTCGGACCCGAAGCGGTGCCAGGCTGGATCTGGTAGGCGCCGCCACCCTGGCCGGTCATCTGATGACCCCACGGCTTCGAGGTCGCAGCCTCGCCAAGCGATGCGGTCATGTAGCCGACCGACAACGAACGGGCAGCCGACGCCGTGCCCGAGTTGTAGACACGGGCGAACAGCGGTTGATTCAGTGCCGAAGCAGGCGACGGAACCGTCGACGTGATGTGCAGCTGGGCGACCAAGACGTCGTTGATCCAGAACTCGGCGTCGTCGTTGTGAACAGCGATGATGTAGTGGCTGACCTCGGTCGCGTCGTACGTGCCAGTACCGTCACGGGCCGGGATGTTCGTCGGCGTGATGTCGGCGGTCTGGATGTCGACCGAGTTGTTGACGATCACCGCACGCAACTGGCCGCCAGCCAGGCGACGGAAGAACACACCATCGGTGGCCTGCGCCGTCACGCCTGACACGTAGCCGAAACCGAACTCGCTGATCGCGTTCGTGGCCGTCGGGTTGCCCTCACGACACCAGAACTCGCCATACGTCGTGAACGAACCGAACAGCGGAAACGTGCGATACGTGCGGACGTTCGAGCCTTGGCCGCTGGTGACCGACGACCCAGAGTTCAGCGTCAGGAAGCCAGACGCCTGGGCGCTGGTGGCCGTCGTGTCGTTCTGCTGGATGCGATCACGGGCAATGTTCGTACCCTCGAAAGCGAGGTTGAATAGGACTGTGTCCTGGCCGACACGCAGCCGGTAGTCCTGCGTCACCTCGAGCGGCTTCGTCGTCACCGAACCGAGCACGGTGCCGTCGTCGATCTGCGACACCATGAACGCACCACCGACCAGATCAGGGTCGGTCGGAAGGTTCACGTTCAGGTTGTAGTTCGCGTCGACGTTCGCCTTGCCAGCGGACGACGACCCTGAGTCAATGACTGCCACGAGAGCTCCTAGACGACTGAGTAAAGAACCTTGCGGCGGCCCACAACAGGGCCAGGAACCGCAATGGCTGTCAGAGTGAACGAACCGGAACCAGCGATCGCCGACAACGCCAAACCGTCCCATTCGGCATCGTTACCGACACGGCCAGTCGCAGGCTCCGACGAGCCATTAACCACGATGTTCGACGACGCAGTGACGTCACCATCAACAATCGTGAACAGCGCCGAATACTGCGGGGTCGTTCCAAAGTCGACCTCGACCTCGGTCCATTCACGACCCGTCAGGTAGGCGACGATCTCATTGACCGCCGCGGCCAACGCGTTGTGATGATCGGGGTGTTCGGTGTCCGACGTCGGCGCACCGGGCGCCTTGTTGTCGGCGATGGTGGCGGGAGGCCAGGCCATTACTGCTCGACCACTTCAACGATGCGGCCCTGCTGGTCGCGCTTCACCTTGAACACCGACGGCGACTCGTTACTGTCATCCATGATCGTCACGTTCGGAGCGGCCACGTTCACCGCAGCAGGCTCCACCGTGACATTCGGGGCGGCAACGTTCACCGTCGGCGACTCCACCGTCACATTCGGGGCAGCCACATTCACCACAGGCGCCGGCACATTCACCACAGGCGCCGGAATGACGATCGGCTCCGACCGCGCCATCTCCACATGCAACGAATCCGGCAAATGGATATGGGTGTCCGAGGTGCGAGACGACATGGCGGCAAACAACTCCAACTGCTCGATCTGCTGCTCCGACCTGGCCGGAGCGCTCGACGGTGTAGGCGCATCAGCGCCAGGCCGCTGCAACTGCACCGAGAACAGGCCGGAATGCGACGCGCCGAGCGTGTCGAAATCACCGTTCACCGCAGCATTCACCGCAGCGACAGGATCGAACCCGGCGTCGACAAGCTGACGGATCGTGCGAGCGTTCGACTCGCGGATCGTCGCGTCGTCTGCCACGTCCTCACGCAGAAACGGCACGTCATGATCGTCGAACCACAAGCGCGAACCGGTCGGCGCAGGGACCAGAACCGACAGAGCGGTCGCAGCGGACCGCCAGTTCGGGCGCAGCGTGCCATCGGCAAACCGGCGGCGAGCCTGCCCGTAGTTGCCCTCGTTCAACGACGAACCCTGCAACCCCTCAGACAGACCAGCCAACACGGGCGGCACACCAGCAGCAGCAGCGATGCGGGTCTCACCCGCGCCCTGCGTTGCCTTGAGTGCCAACTGCTCAAACGTGGAACCGATCACCTTCACATCGGCGCCACCACCGAGCGCCAACGTCTTGCCGGCGTTCGACGCACCCGTCGCCTTCGACTTGATGACCTCGGTCAGCATCGCGAACTTCTCCGGCGACACCGACGGATCAAACGACACCACCAGATTCGGCGTCGCAGCGTTGTCGATGAACGCCTGCTTCATCTCGTTCAACGACGAATCGAACTCGACGTCGGACAGGACCGGCGTCAGCCACGACATGCCACGGAACTCGGCGAGCGGATCGGGAAGCGGGGCGAAGTGAGCGACCTCGGAAACGTCCAGATAGACAGCATCCTGGTCGGGTTCGGCGTAGATGTAGCCGACCTTCAGTCGACCGAGCCGGCCGCCACCGAACTGCGAGACAGGCTCCAGCACGATCGTCACGTACTCAGGGTGAAGGCGCAACAGGTTCGCCCTGTCGGTCCGCACCTGCGACCCGGCATCCACCCAGTACGAGTTGCCCGCCGTCGTTGCGTCCTGCTCCATGCGGGCCAGCAGGTCGTCAGACCCGGCGCCGACCCAGGGCATTTCCAGCGGCTCGAGCTCGCCGTTGCCGTACAGCTTCTTCGTCGCCAAGTCCTGCCACTTGAACGTCACCTCGCTGAACACCTGCATCCGCAGGGCGGCGCACGTGAACGCGACGCCGTTGCCGGCATAAGCAGCACGGGCCATGCCCGAAGACGTGCGCTCGATCGGCTCACGATCCGTCGGCTTGCGCGTGAAGAACGGCAGCCACGGCTCGATCATCTTCGTGTACTGCGAGAACGTGAGCTGCGACCGCTCGGCGTCATCTGGGGCGGCGCTCGTAGCGCGCTGGCGGAACAGAATGCTCAACGCGCCACCTCTCGAGCGAACAACAGGCCCAACAGGCCACCAACAACGAAACCGGCCGGCGCCGACCACAGGGCGAACCCGACCGTTACCGACGTGGCACTGACGACCTCGAGGGCAGACGTGAGTAGCTTCTTCACGTTCACCTCACAGGTCGATATAGGCGGCGAACACGTTCGACGCGGGCTCTGGTTTCGCGTCAGCCCTTGCGAGCGCCATCACCATCGCAACGGCCGCGTCGATCTTTCGCTTGCTCTTGCCCTTCGACAACCGCCACCCCGACTCCGTCTCACGGGTGACCGCCGAGAGCACCTGATCGGTGAACGTCGGCGAGCCGTCGTGCTCCACCAGGCCGCCACAGATCAGCTCGTACGCCACCTGACAGGCAGGCACCATGCGGGCCGCCGACTGCGGGAACTCCATCATCGGCAGGCCGTCATCGGCGAGCGCCTGCGCAGACCGCTCGAAGAACGCCGGGTCATACGCGAACTCACGCACCCCGTAGCGACGATGCAGGTCGCGAAGGTGCGACTCCACCGACGCCACGTCAATCGTGTCGCCCGACGGATACCAGATCCGCGACACCGTCCGGAACTTCCCCGACGGTTGCGGCTGGACGCAGACGGCGGCGATCGAGTCGTGCTTCAACGCCATGTCAACGCCGACCCACACGGGCAGGTCGAGGTCGAGTTTGCAGTCGGACACCTCGCACGCAGCCCACGCACCTGACGGGAGCCACGAATCCAACGGTGGAATCCACCACTGATTCGCGAAGTACCGGCGCCACTCGTGCTCCGGTGTCTCGTGCCAACGGCGCTCGATGAACTCCAACGTGCCGAACTGGTCGGCGTGCGGATTCGCTTGGCGCGCCATCTCGGCCCGAGCCTCAGGGCCGGCGTGCGGGTCGAGCGCCGTGTCGGCCTCGGCCCAGTCCATCAGGAACGCATCGTCGATGACGTCGCCCGCCTGGATGGCTTTGCCGTAGTCGTACTGCGCCCGCAACAGCTCGGACTCTTGGGAGCCTGCCGTCGAGATCATCAACACCAGCCCGTCG